TAGAGACCTGCCCCAACATTTCGCAGATCGTAAAGATGTCTTTGAACGACTTACGCAAGTTGCAGCTTGCGGGCTTCTACAGAGACGTTCCTGTTGTACCAGGGACCCCGGATACAAATAGCGTACAAGATGAGATAGATAAAATTGACGGCTCGTCCCCGTCTCAAATTGACTATGATTGCTCTATCCTGGAGTGTCATGTTGACTTGGATTTGGAAGGGTACGAGGATACCGACGAAGACGGGGAACCAACTGGTATTAAGATTCCGTATGTAGTTACGTTGTCCCTAGACAACGACCAAGTTCTGTCCATCCGACGCAACTATCGCGAGGACGATGAACTTCGCAGAAAGATACAGTATTTTGTGCATTACAAGTTTTTGCCGGGATTTGGCTTTTACGGGTTAGGTTTAATACACACCATCGGTGGCCTTTCCCGGACGGCTACTGCGGCGCTCCGTCAACTCATCGACGCGGGCACTCTCTCTAATCTGCCTGCCGGTTTCAAGGCCCGTGGCATGCGGATCAGGGATGATGATGACCCCATCCAGCCCGGTGAGTTTAGAGACGTAGACGCGCCCGGTGGTCGTTTATCCGACAGTCTGATGCCCCTACCTTTCAAGGGTCCAGACTCGACGCTGTTCCAACTTCTTGGTTTCGTGGTGGACGCAGGCCGTCGCTTTGCCACGATTACAGACATGAAGGTTGGGGACGGTAATCAACAGGCCGCTGTAGGAACGACGGTTGCATTGTTGGAACAGGGATCAAGAATTATGTCCGCTGTACACAAGCGGATGCACTATGCCTTACGCCAAGAGTTACGTCTGTTATCTGGGGTTATTGCGGACTACTTGCCGCAGAGTTATCCGTACACGGTTGAAGGTGCGGATGCGTCCGTTATGTCAGAGGATTTTGATGAGCGTGTGGACGTTATTCCTGTTTCTGATCCAAACATCTTTAGTCAAGCACAGCGGATTGCGTTGGCGCAGACGAAACTACAGCTAGCCCAAGCCGCCCCAGAAATGCACAACATGCACGAAGTATTGCGTGACATGTATGAGGCGCTAGGGGTTCGTGACGTAGACAAGATATTGCGCCGTAATATTGAGGAAGACCCCTCTCCCCTAGATCCCGCGCAAGAAAATATAAACGCCTTAGACATGGTGCCGCTCAAAGCTTTCGAGGGACAGGATCATCAGGCCCACATTATGGCACATATGGTCTTCGGCTCTACACCTCTGGTAGGTACCGCGCCGCAGATAGCAGTGTCGCTTCAGAAACATATTATGGAGCATGTGCGTATTGAGGCATCTGAACAAGCTATGGTTCAATATCTACAGCAGGTAGGGCAGCGCCAAGGGCAGCCTTTGAGCGAAGAAGAGATGCTACAGATAGAAAGCCTGACGGCGCAGCTTATTGCTCAAGGTATGCAGACGCTTAAACAACTTAGCCAGCAGGTCTCAAACCAAGGGCAAGGGCCTGATCCGCTTGTTCAACTTAAAGAGCAAGAGCTTCAGATTAAAGCACAGTCCGAACAAAACGACGCCGCGTTGGATCAGGCAAAACTTCAGCTTGAGCAGGCGGGAATGGAGATGCGGAACCAACAATTTAACCAGCGGCTTGAAAGTCAAGAAGCACAGACAGCCGCTAGAATTAATTCCGCAATGGAACGGGAACTTCTTAAACAGCAGCAGAATAGGAGACAGTAATGGCTTCGGTAAAAATCGTCACGAACAAGCCCGGTAACCCACAAAAAGCCGTTGAGTATGCGGATATTAAGGGTCAAGGGCGTGTTCCTTATGGTAAGTCTCAAGACGTAAAGGTCCCGACAACCATGAAAAGAGCCACGGCTCGTGGTATGGGTAAGGCTACCGGCGGCGGTAGTTACATTGCCTGCGGATGAGCCCGAAACGTAGAGAATTAGACGCCGACTCCGACGGTGTCGTCTCAGACGCTGAGATACAAGCTGCGAAGGCAAGCAGTGACCTGTTAAAACAGGACTCTCAGCGTCGTATGGCGTGGATTGCAATGATATCCATGCTCGTTTTTACGGCTCTTGTTTTCCTACCTATCTTCCCAGACTCCCGCATTAAGGCCCTAGGGGACCTTTTTAGCCTTTTCTACATAGGTATGGCGGGTGTGGTTAGCGCTTATTTTGGTGCAGCCGCCTTTATGGCCCGAAAAAAGTAATTTTTTACATTAAAAGCTTCTGGAGGTAAGCATGATAAGTCTTTTAGGAACCCTTTTAGGGTTTGGAACGTCGATTGTACCCGAAATTCTGGGATTTTTTAAGCAAAAACAGGCTAATGCCCAAGAATTAGCGATAATTGAGGCTAAAGCTAAGTATGCGGAGCAACTTTCTACCTTAAAAATACAAGAGTTGGACGCTCAAGCCGAAATAGAAGAAACGAAAGGTCTTTACGCGCATGATCGAAGCATTGACGCTGGCGGATTTGTCAACGCTCTTAGGGGTAGTGTCCGCCCTGTTCTTACTTATCTTTTCTTCGTAGCTTTTGCGTCTGTTAAGGGCGTTTTGATCTACGCCATGGTCTCTAACCAGAGTGTTGACTGGGTGACCGCCGTTCAATTTGCTTGGGACGATGAGACTCAAGCTATTTTCTCCGCAATAATAGCTTTCTGGTTTGGTAATCGGGCCATGTCCAAAGCTCGTTCTCATATATCCTCTAAAAAAGGATAATTATAAGAATGAATGAGATATTTCTTGCGGAAGCAACCTTTCGTCTGCTAAAAGAGAAGCGTTCCGTTGTTTTAGACACTCTTGAATACGGAGAAGTCAAGGACATGGAGCATTACCGTGAACTCATGGGCATGTTAAGAGCCCTAGAGTACATAGATCAGGAACTCAAGAGCCTGCTAGAGAAACAGGAGCATGCAGATGACTAAGTCGAAAGACAAGAAAGCCTCTACATCTGAGGCAGAAGCCGAAAACATATCTTCGGCATATGTAAAAACGGAGGATCGTGTTCTTGATCCTTCTCTTCTAAGTAAAAGCATACTTGACAGAGTACCGGAACCAACGGGTTGGCGCATAATTGTGCTTCCCTATCGTGGTAAGGGAAAGACAGAGGGCGGTATTTACCTCCCAGATCAAGTTGTCGAAGAAAACCAAATCGCAACTCAGGTTGGATACGTCTTAAAAGTTGGCTCTCTTGCATACAAGGACCCCGATAAATTTGACAGTCCTTGGTGCCAGAAAGGTGATTGGGTAATGTTTGCGCGTTATGCAGGGTCACGCTTTAAGATAGACGGTGGTGAAGTCCGAATACTCAACGATGATGAGGTTTTGGCAACCATCTCTGAACCTGATGACGTTTTACATATGTAGGAGAGAAACATGGCTGACGAAGATTTCGTAGTTGAGAATGAGGACACTGAATCCGGGGTATCGGTTGAGGTGGAAGAACAAGAGGCGTCAGACGACGCTGTTGTTGAGGTGACCGGACAAGAGGCGGACACTGAGGATGAATTTGAGAAAGCCTCTAATGCGACGCAAAAGCGAATTAACCAACTGACCAAAAAAATGCGTCAGGCGGAGCGCGAAAGAGAAGAGGCTTTGCGGTATGCAGGACAAGTTCAACAGGAATCCACGGCGTTAAGGTCTAGGCTTGATGCTATGGACAGCAACTACGTTACTGAATTTAGTGGTCGAGTCCAGAGTGAGTTAGAGTCCGCTGAAAACGTCCTAAAGAACGCTATAGAGATTGGGGACACTCAAGCTGTTGTGGAGGCTAACAGAAAGATCACAGCTTTAGCTATCCAAGCGGATAGGGCCTCTCAAGCGGCTCGCGAAGTTGAAATGCAAAAACAGCATGCAGAGCTTCAACGGCAACAGATGCAGCAGGCTCCCCAACGATCACAGCCTCGTAAGCCTGATCCAAAAGCGGAATCTTGGGCTGCTGAACGAGAGTGGTTTGGGTCTGATGAGACCATGACGTATGCCGCTTTTGGAATACATAAAAAACTTATCGAAGATGAAGGATTTGACCCATCAAGCGATGAGTACTATAGTGAGTTAGACAAACGTATGGAGGAAGCCTTTCCTCATAAGTTTGGTAACGGATCAAAAAGCAAACGTCCCGCTCAGACGGTTGCATCAGTTAACAGATCTGCAACTGGGCGCAGTAAAAAACAGGTTAGACTCACCCCTACCCAGGTTACCATGGCTAAAAAATTGGGTGTGCCGCTAGAAGAATACGCGAAATACGTGAAGGAGTAGAGAAATGAGAGAAGAAGAAATTATTCAAGGTACTTCCTCGGATCGTACCCCTCGCGCTAAAAAGAGCCGGAGTTCTACGACTAGGCGTAAGCCGTGGGCTCCACCATCAATGTTAGATGCACCACCCGCACCAGACGGTTACAAACACCGCTGGATTAGGGCTGAAACTCGTGGTTTTGATGACCGCAAGAACATCAGCGCTAAACTCAGGGAAGGTTGGGAACTTGTCCGTTCAGACGAGTATCCAGACTTCGAGGCACCCGTTATTGATAACGGAAAATACGAGGGGGTATTTGGCGTTGGAGGATTGCTTCTTGCACGGATTCCCGTGGAGACTATTGAAGAGCGAACGGCGTACTTCAACCAAAGAAGTGCTGACCAGATGCAGGCAGTAGACCACGATATGATGCGCGAGAACGCACACTCAACGATGACGATTGACCGACCTGATCGTCAATCTCGTGTAACCTTTGGTGGCTCTAAAAAATAAGGGTCACCTCCTTTAGGAGTACCTAAAATGGCAAACCAAGAAACTGCCTACGGTCTTCGTCCTATTGGTCTAGTCGGCTCGGGCGCAAACTCGACGGGTCTTACGACCTACGAAATTGCGTCTAATAACACCAACGTCATTTATAATGGCGCTATTGTCGTTCCTCTTGCTGCTGGCGTTATCGATCAAGCCGGTGCCACTGACGGCGGAACGACTCAAGCGCTCGGCGTGATGATGGGGTGTGAGTACGTGGACTCGGTGACGAAGAAAACCACTTTCCTTAACCACTGGCCCGGTTCTGGTGCGATTAGTGTTGACACGAATCATCCTGTCAAAGCTCTTGTCGCTGATGATCCGAACCAACTGTTTAAGGTTGCAAGTGATGCGTCTCTTACTGACCGTGCTACAGCTTTGGCTGCGGTCTTTGCGAACGCCTCTCTTGGCACTTCGGCGCGGACCGGATCTGACGATACGGGACGTTCTAACTCAGCGCTCGGTGTAAGCACTATTGCAACGACGGCTACTCTTCCGCTTCGTATTGTTGGTATCCTCGATGATGAGGCTAACAGCGATTTCACGGCGGCGGGTATCCCTCTTATTGTGCGGCTGAACGCTCACTTCAACGCTGGATCACGGCGGTTTGATTCTCAAACCACTGCTGATTCCACCGGCATTTAAGGAGGGCGCATAAAATGGCTATTTCTCGCGCACAATTAGCGAAAGAGCTTGAGCCCGGACTTAATGCTCTTTTTGGTCTGGAATATGACCGCTACGAACAAGAGCATTCCGAAATCTTTGAGGAGGAGTCTTCGGACCGCGCCTTTGAAGAAGAGGTAATGCTCGGCGGCTTTTCAACTGCTCCCGTGAAGAACGAAGGCGGGGCAATCACGTTCGATGACGCGCAGGAAACGTATACTGCTCGGTACACGCACGAAACGATTGCTCTGGCTTTTTCGATCACGGAAGAGGCTATTGAGGACAATCTTTATGACCGGCTTGCTAGCCGGTACACTAAAGCTCTTGCCCGTTCAATGGCTCAAACCAAGCAGATCAAAGCTGCTGCAATTCTCAACAACGCCTTCAGCGCAGGCGCGTCAGCGATTGGTGACGGAGCAGCACTCTGTTCTTCTGCTCACCCATCTCTTTCGGGCAACCAGCGTAACCAACTTAGCACTGCTTCAGATCTCAACGAGACCTCTCTGGAGCAAATGCTGATTGATATTGCTGGTCTGACTGACGAGCGTGGTTTGAAGATTGCTGTTCGTGGTATGAAACTCATCATTCCGAAAGAACTTCAATTTGTTGCGGAGCGTGTAATTGCCAGCAACCTGCGTAGCGGTACGGCTGACAATGACATCAACGCAGTTAGGTCCATGGGGATGCTTCCTGAAGGTGCGGTGGTAAACCACTTCCTCACCGACACGGATGCTTTCTTTGTTAAGACTGATGCTCC